CAAATGTTTTTTTGTAATAAGTTAGGATATATGGCATATAATTACAAAACCGAACCTTACGAACATCAGAAAGAAGCTTTAAATATCGGCGCAGATAAAAACTTATTTGCGTACTTTATGGAGATGGGTACAGGTAAAACAAAAGTTGCTTTAGACAATGCGGCTATGCTTTTCAATGAAGAGTTAGTTAATGTCGTTTTGGTAGTGGCACCAAATTCGGTTTATCGTAATTGGCAGGACGAAATAAACACGCACTGTCCTGTGAGCACAACCATACACACCCATAAGAAAGACAAAAAATTTGTAAGAGAATCAACAAAACTATCGTTCTTTTTAATAAATGTAGAAGCATTTTCAAGATCCTCCGGTTCTAGTGCTATTAAAAACATTATTAATGAATACCATGATACTATGATGGTCATCATAGATGAAGCCACAACAATAAAAAATAGACAGGCTAAAAGGACAAAAGAATTAACAAAATTATGTAAGCCCATCAGGTATAAAAGAATTTTAACAGGATCGCCAGTAACTAAATCACCTTTAGATTTATTTAGTCAATGCGCTTTTCTTAGCCCTGAGCTATTAGGATATACAAGTTTTTATGCATTTAGAGCACATTTTTGTGTAATGAAAACAATTGGAGTTGGGCAATCAGGTAAACAAATATCTTTACCTTTGTATTTCACGAATCTTAATGAGTTGGAGCAAAAAGTGAAGAAATTTTCATATAGAGTAAAAAAAGTGGACTGTTTAGACTTGCCGAGTAAAGTCTATGTAAAAAGATATGTAGACCTAAAAGGTTCACAAGTACAGATTTATAACAACCTCAAAACATTTGCCCGTGCTGTTTTTGAAGACAAAGAAGCATCATATACTAACAGACTTACTGAAATTATAAAATTACATCAAGTTGCTTGTGGGTATTTTGTTTCTGATACAGGTGAGAAGAAAGATATTGATAACCCAAAGCTTGATGAATTAATGAATATTATTGAAGAAACTGATGGTAAAATGATTATTTGGGCTAACTATATACATAACATTGAAAAAATTATTGATAAATTAAAGAGTGTTTATGGTGATGAATCAACAGTTTCTATATATGGAGCTGTATCTGTAGATGATAGACAAGAGGCTGTTGCAAACTTTCAAACAAATAAAAACACAAGATTTTTTGTAGGTAATCCTACCACTGGCGGTTATGGATTAAATCTCACAGCAGCCAGCACAGTTGTATATTTCAGTAATAACTATGATTTAGAAGTAAGACAACAATCAGAAGATAGAGCCCATCGTATTGGTCAAAAAAATAATGTCACATACATTGATATAATTACTAGACAAACTATTGATGAGTTTATAATTAAAGCACTAAACAAAAAACTTAAGATAAGCGCTCAAACTTTAGGCGAAGAGATACTTGAGTTTTTATAAAATTTTTCTACTCTTGCAAACCATTTTTCTTCGTACTCTTTAATTTTATTAGCATCCATTTTAAATTGTTGTGGTACTAAATCTTTTGTACAAACACAAATAAGTCCTTGTTCAATAGGACCAAAATTTAATTTATGGGCTAAAGCATAAGCTGCAATTTGATAATAATAATCTTCAATCCACTCTTCTCGTTTTGGTTTATTTGATTGCTTAAAGTCAATTATTGTTGGTTTATCATCATACACACCAATAAGATCAGAAGATCCCGCCCATAAATCTTTATATGATAAACTTACCTCTGTGCCGTATACCTGACTAAAAAGGTCAAGATTATCCACAATTGTATGAGCCATCATTCTTGGTAAAGCTCCATCTTTTGAAAGATTTAAATAACCAATACCATTACAGTATTGTTCCAAAACATAATGCATTTCTGTCCCGCGCACTGCTGCTTGGTTCGTGATCCGTGCAGCTTCCTGATATCCAACTCGTTCTCGCCAAGCATCTAACGCTTGTTTTTTTTCTTGACTTTGTGTTTTTGATAAAATTGTTGTAACTGATGGTACTTTGTGTTCACCAACATTATAGGTTCTACCCGTTTCTTCATCGTTTCTCGTAAACTCATTGTAATTATATTTTCTATTTATTACAAAATCATTTATCTCAAAGTAATTATTTTTTCTTATTATTCGCATATAAATTGTTAAATGTTGTTTCCCAATCCATATAGCTATCGTGCTCCTCTGCACTATGTGACCATTGACTTGGTATAAAATCAGGGGCACCTTTACCTGTAACCCACATTGCTGGCGAAGTAACTCTTACTCTGTTATTAGGTAATGCAACAATACACCCGTTCCAAGGTCCACTTGTTAATCGTAAAACATGTGATTGTTTGTGTTGTGCTGGATCATCTGCAATTTCTGATCCTGTATAATCTACAGTAAATATATATTTGCCGGTATAAAATTCTCCATCTATTTTACAAAGCCACGGACTTGATGATGTTCTGTCAAATTTTATTACCTCAAAGTTCCGTGCTGAACAATCCCATGGTTGTGCCAGATGAGTCTGTATCGGGGGAGGATATGTATCAAGAGGCTCATCCGCCACAAGAGCAGTAATAGGCATCCTTGCCCACATAGCTCCACCATGAGGATTTTCAAGTCTATTTTCTTCGTCTTCACAGCCTGTGAAAATGACCTGAAAACTTAAACATCTATCAGGAATACTTGTAATTGAACAGGCAAGTGCATGAATATACTCGCCTTGATATTTTCTGTGATTATGTGTAAATTCTTTTCTTACCCAAACTTTAAAATAGGGTATGTTACTTATCAAATAAGCCATACCCCATCATAAGTATTAAATACCACATATCAAGTTTTTTTATTTAAACTGTTCTCTTTTTCTTTTTTTTCATCTTTGGATCTTGATCCATAGGCACAAGTCTCATATTATTTTTTTTTGCAAAAGCTTTCATCGCTGCCATGCCCACAGAAGCTGTCATAACTTTTTTAGCTCCGCCTTTAGAATATCCTTTAGCCATCATACGACCGCCCATAGCTTTCATCATTTTACCTTTTTTAGCTTTCATCATTTTAGCTCCGCCTTTGGCATAGCCTTTTGATTTCATACCTTTTTTCATTTTATCTCCTTATAAGGTTATTTTAGTTAACTAAGTGTATTTTAGTGTTTTTTTGCTAGGTAGTAAAGGTCATCTTATATAAAATCTTTGCGTGTACGGCGCTTAAAATCGGTCGTTTTTTCCCAGTTTTGCGTTTAATTTAACATATTTATAATAAATATAATTAAACCAATTAAACTACAAGCCAACAAGCCATAAGCACAATTTATGGTAAATTGTTCTTTTTCAGCTTTTCTTTTTGCTTCTGCAGCTATCTTTTTTTTTCTAATATCAGCTCTTATAGCAACAAATTCACTCCAAGCTCCTGGAGATCCATGCCAAGTAAATATTTCTCTAAGTTGATTTTCCATATCATGCACTTGTTTTAAATTAAAATAAGTATGCAAGGCTTCTTCATTAGAAGATGTAAACCATTTACTTTTTTCTTTTTTATGCTCTTCTTCTACAACACTCATTTGTTTTACAAATTTGATTATCTGTCCTGAAAGGCTGTTTAATTCCTTTCCGACCTCAATTCCAGATTTGATAGCTCCGAAGGCGGCTGTTGCTATAGTTATTGGATCCATGCGACTAGTCCCACAATTGTTATGATTATGGTAAGCATACCACTCATTAACCAAAATAACAACTTATCAACTTTCGCACCTAATTTGTCTATGTCTGCGTGAATATGAGCAAGGTGATTCTCTTTAATAGTCCTCACATCTTTTTTTACACCTTCAATGTGTCCATACAAAGAAATTATATGTTCTTTAGTTGTTCTTGGCTCTGGCATTATCTTTGCCTATTTTGTATTCCAATACCTAATTCATCGTTTGGAAATAATTGTTCATATGAAACTGGTGCATTAGTCTGACCTGTTTGTTGAGGTGCTGCAGGCATCATAGGTACAACATTTTGTTGTTGTAGTTGCTGAGGTGCAGCTTGTTGAGTTTGTCTCGCATTATCAATTTCTCTAATGACTACATCGTCATAATTACGAATAGCTTGTTGATTACCCTCAAGATAACTTCTATACATTTCTTTATCTTTTAAATCCATTTGTTCCATTCTGTAAGTTTCAGGATACAAGTGTGCTTGTTCTTTTTTCGGCAACTCAGTTTCTTTAAAAGACTCATCAGGAATTTTTACAGGCTTATTCTCCACTTTCATTAAATGCTTTGCAATATCTTCATTTGTAATTTTGTCTAAGTTAGTGCCAGGAAAATCTTCTTCTTCATCATTAAGATAATTAATTACTCTTTGTAAAGATTGTCTTTTTCTTGGACTAAGACCTTTACCAATTGGTTCAAATAAACCAAGTCGTGCTACCTCTTTTATAGTTCCATCATCTTCTTTTATTGTTTTTACTAACATGTCTTTTCTTTGTTCTTTTGTATATATTTGTAATAAATCCTGCATTGATTTAGGGTTAGAAATAAAGTGACCAAAACTTCTTAAAAAGTAAGTTGCAAGTGCCATACCAATAAAACTACCACCAACACCTCCCGCAGCTAAACCAACACCACCACCGGCTAATAAACCACTTAAACCAGTCAAGCCAGCTCTTCTTTGTAAAAAAGTACTGGTGTCAGATAATTTTGTTCCGTAATTTGCTCGTAAAACATCAAGAAGTTTTTCCATGTCATCCACATGTTTCAGCCCTTGTTTTGCGTCGCCATCACCAAATATTTCAACAAGTTTTCTTCTTGTTGTAGTATCACGACTACCTAAACCTAAAGAAACTTTAAATTTTTCAAAATCAAAATCACCCAATGAATTTAATTCTATCTCATCAAATTCTGCTCTTGGGTCTCGTGTCTGTACTTCACCCTTTTTAAAACCAGCAGCTTCATCAGCAAATCTATAATCAGTTTGTACTTCAGATCTTTTCAAAGCTCTTTCAGCAGCAGGACTCATAGGTCTTGAGAATTTAACATATTGCAATGCGTCCATCGCAGAGTCAGTGGTTGCCCCTGCCATCTTTCTTGCTAGCTCAGCTCCTGCATCTGTTCGTGGGTCAACAAATGAGTTTAAATACGCATTGTAAATAAAACGACTACGCATCGCATTAAACAATTTTTTACCTTTACCACTCGCATCATTGTAACCCACAAGAGCTTTTAACTCTTTAATAGAACGATCGCTACCATTTTGAAATGTTATATTACCGACTTTTCTAAATAAGTCAGATGGATCTATAGATGACTTACCAGCAATCCCTAATTCACCTAAAGCTGTGAATAAATTAGAATCTGCTTTTTGACCAAGTTTTGCAAGTATACCTTCATTGTAAGGACTAATTACACGAGAATAAAATTCGTTTGCTTCTTTTAGTCTTTGACCAAATTTACCCACTAATTCTTCTGTGTTTTTTTCAAATTTAATTTTTTCAGCACCATTTCTTTTAGCTAATTCAGCTTGATATTGAGGGGATGATTTTATTTGTTTAATATTTTTACCAGAAACAGATGCTAAATCTACATTTGCAAAATTTTGCAAATCTCTTGCTACTAATGTAAGTCTATCATTACCACCTTGTTTAAGGCCTCTATTTATCATTCTTTGAAATCCTTGATACTGCCCCAATGTCATAAAGTCATCCATATTATCTAATTTTAAAGCCAGTCTAACCATTTGATTATCTAAACCAGTGAGTTTAGATAAAGACGGATCTACCATCGCTTGTTCAAAAAGTTTTTCTTTTCCCGGCATTGTCTTTAAAATTTTTTCTTTTAGATCAACTGCATATTTTTTTAAATGTGTTGTAGGCACTAATGCAACATCTTGAATTGGTGCAATAACTTTTTCTAGATTTTCATATGTGTTATCCAAAATCTCCATATAATTTTTATGATTAGTTTTTACAGTATCTAAAAACTCTCTCCCTAATAAATCAGAATAACCCATAGGTCCTAATGTCGCTAAGTAATCACCATAATAGTTAATTACATCTTCGTTAAACTGAGCCATATTTCTTTGAATTTTTGCATTTACAAGAGGTATAACACCAAACACTCTTCCAAAACCTTTAGTCAAACCACCAAAAGTTTTTCTTTCATCAGCAATGGCTGCTAAAGAGATAGGTAAACCTTTTCGCACAGCTTCTCTTGCTAAAGCTTGAGAGTCAGCACCGGAAGTTCCTGTTAAAGCTCTACCAAATTGTCGTAAGTTTCTGCCAATTACACCAGTTAAAGCGGATGTACCCGCACCCCACATAAGCGATGTTGTGGCTGCATCTATTGATTTTGTTAACAATCTTGATGGCATACTCATTTGATCTAGTTCATTATCAGAAATATTACCTAAATCAAGTTGCGCATTACTAGCGAATTCAGCATTAAAATCTACTATGTCATAAGTGGCACTACCTATACCTGCACCTGCAGCACCTAAACCGATAGATTTAGCTTCTGTCGCTAAAGGTTGTGTAATACCATACTCTTCTACAGCTCTTGCCTGTGTTAATAATTTTTTACCTGCATTTTTAGCTTTATTTAAAAAACCAGTCAAAAAACCAAATACTCTTCCGGGCGGAGAAATTTTTGCAGCTTGTTTTAACAATCTTTTTTTACCAACTGTCACCTTGCTAGCCGCATCTTGAAGATCACCTACTTTATCTAAAAACTTGTCAGGATAATTAATACCGAAGCGGTTCTTATACCCCATATCAATAAATGATTGTTTTAATTTTTCTCTATCTTGAAAGTAAGGAATTAACGATCCAGTTATGTCACCGACCCCTTCAAATGTTTGTCTGTTTACCTCACCAAAAACTGGTAAATCTTGTGTGGCTGTTTCAATCGGTCTGTCTGCCGTTTCTGCTTCGTCAGCTAATTGTCTTCTAGCTTGACTTCTTTCTTGCTTTATGTCTGATACATTACCATAACCTTTTAGTTGACCACTTCTGAACAACATATTCATTTGATTTTCTTGATCTCGGGTCAATTTATCAGGATCAAATTCTTTTTTGTTTAATAGACCTTGTATTTGCTCAAGTTCTGACATTATGATTGCCCTTGTTTTATAGCAGAAACATCAGGATCTGAATAAATTGGTGTAGCCGTTCTTAACTGTCCTGATAAAATCCCACCTAGTTGATCTTGTGAAAAACTTTGTCTTTCTACTTTTTGTTTACCTGAAGCAACAGCCTCTGCTAGAGGTCTAATCATTTTTGCATCAGGAAATTGAGCTATTAAAAATTCATTTGTTATACCTGCTTCTCTAGCTTCTTGTAATTTTTGTTCAAATTTTGCTTCCATTTGAGGCATATATTCATTCATATACCTTTTGTATACAGTTTCTGGATCAATAAACATTTGTAAGAATGACACTTTTTCAGCTGCCGCTTTAACATCTTGCTGTGTCAATCTATCTTCTTCTTTTGATGCATTGGCTAGCGCATATTTAAACCTGTGCTCTAATACAGAAATTTTAGCAATTGCATTTTTAGTTTCGTCATCTAATTTATCATAATTTCTATAACCTAACTGTTTGGCAAAACCTTGTTGAAATTGTAAAGTTTGTCTTCTTGCAAGTTCTTGTCTATAATTTTTTTCTAATTCATTAGCAACTTGTTCTTTACTCATGTTGTCTTCTATGGTGCTTGCGCTAGCTCTAAAATCTTTAATTATTTGAGCATCATCATCTGTAAATCTTGTAATTTCAGATGTTGTTGAGCCATGACCACCTGGAGCAATACCTGTCATATTTAACACACCTGTTGCAAAAGCTTCAAATCTGTTCATAAAATCATTAGCCACACCTTGAACACCAGTGGCTCTATTATAAATTTCTGGATTCTGTTCGTATAATTCTTTTAGCTCTTGACCCATTTTCATAGCACCATAGGATTGATTCATACTAGATTTGGCTTTTCTTAACTCAGATGGACCAAGACTCAACTCTTGATAACCTTCTCCTGGCGCACCTAATTGTGATGGCATTGTAGTTTGCTCTCCAGTTTTTGGGTCTATTGCAATTTGCAAATCTAAGCCAGTTTCTTGTGACCTACCAATGTACATAATTTTTCTACCACCAACATTGTTAGGGGAATCATCAGGAACAATTACTTTTCTTAAATCTGTTATATTCATTGCCTTACTTGTTTTTTTAATTCTTGCTAATTCTAAAGCATTTAAGTGATCTACCTTTTTCTCCTCTTGTGCATATATTCTATCCAATTGTTTTTCTTCTAAATTCAAACCTGTTGTAGCAATCATTTGACCTATTGCTCTCTCTTCAGCTGAAAGTGCACTATCTGCTTGTCTGTACTCTGCATCTAAATCTCTTTCATATTGTACAAAATTGGCAGCTAAACTTTTTCTAAACTGTTGTTCTTTCTGATGTAAACCAAATGCAGTTTCTAATGTACTAGCACCTGCTTGATTGAAAGAATCAAGAACTCCTGCAAGTCCTCCTTGTGATGTTCTAGCATTACCTAAAGCTGCACCAAACTTCCATAATAAATACATATTATTTTTGTCATTACTGTCACCAGTCATTTCTTTAAATCTTCCATAAAAGTCATCAAAAGATTCTCTTTCTCTATCTTTTAATTTATTACGAGCTTCTTTAACAGCATCCATACTTTTTGAGTAGACTTTATTTACTCGGGCAAGAATATCAGAACTTTCATCAACACTTAAATTTTTTAAATTTATTTTTGACGCAACATTTCCTTTACTAGAGCCTTCTTCTATTTCCTGCTTAACAGCATTAGCTGCAGCTTCAGCTGACTCCTTCTGAGGCACCACTCTTTTTCTTCTTTCTTTTTCTATTTCAAGATCAGCTACAAGATCACCGGGAGGTCCTCCTCCTGTAAATGGTCCTGAGTCACCAGGCCCTTGATCTCTTGGTGCTGGCTTTACATCTTTAGTTTTTGGTTTATCTGTATCAACTTTCTCTATAGCGTCTAAATTAGGATCACCCTCATTAGTAACAACAGGTTGTTCTTGTTCTGATAATGGAGTTGGTTCTGTTAACACATCCACACCTTCTCCAGCGGCAAACGCAGCACCTGGAACGCCTATATTAGTTAGTATAGGTCTTTTTCTTTGTGCTGAAGCTAATTTTTGAGCACCTGGTATTCTACTAATACCTTTTTCCATAGCATTTAAAGTTGTTTGACGAGCACGAGCACCCGACTCATCCATTCCCTTTGCTAATTTATCACCACCTCTAACTTTTCTAAGTCCTTTTCTTACTTGTCTCATTCCCGGAACTAAATCAGTTAAACCCAATGCTGTGATAGCTGCACCTAATCCCGTTGTACCTGCATCAATATTACCATATTGATCTTCTTCCATACCCTCTGCTACAGTGTAAGCTCCAAGGGGAGCCTCTATTGTTTTTGCACTGCCACTTAACATTTGGCCAGTCCTACCAGCTAAAAATTGTTTTGCTCTGTTAGCTAACTGTGTACGAGCTAAATACCCAAGACCAGCTCTTCCTACACCCAGTAACGCACCAAGATAAGCTTTTTGTGGTACAAGCTTACCTGACTTTAAAGCTTTCTGTCTAAACAATTTTCTATGTAAAACTTTATCTGACATTATTTTGGACCCGGGCCACCACCAATACCAGAACCACCAAAGATGTTATAAGCCGCATATGCTTGTAATCCCGCACCTGCCGCTTGTGCAAATGGATTAACACCTGGTCCTGTACCGGCTGTAACTTGTGATGCAGCTGTCGGCAAGGCTGTCATTATACCTTTTTGGAATTCTATTCTTTGAAATGGTTCATAGGCTCGTGCAATTTCTGTTTGTCTTTCACCTGTCAATGCTTGTTGTGCAATATCTCTTTGTGCTTGTCCAGCTGTAAGTTGAGCTTGTGCTTCTGTTAAACCCATTTGCTGTTGTTGTGCACCTAGATTTGCTAGTTGTGCACCTGTTGCTTGTTGAGCTTGTGTTTGAAATTGTTGTTGTCTTTGTGCTGCACCCAAAGCTGTATTAAAACCCTGAGCTTGTGCTTGACCTATTTGTGACAAACGAGCTCTTTCTTGTTCAGCTTGTTGCACACCCTCACGCCCCCCACCAAAAGCACCGCTAGCTACAGCTTCAGCCGCAATCCTGTTTTCTTGCATTTGCGATTGTCTATTAATTTCATCTATGACAAATCTTTGGTATGGGTTCATAAAAGCATTAATGTCAGGATCTGACATCGCTGTTTGTTGAGCACCAATAGTTGATAGAATACCTGTGTTTAATGCATCTTGACCAACCCCTTGTTGTCCAATGGTTGAAAAAGCTTGTTGTTGTAAAGGCGAAGGTCCGGGAACCTCGTATCGTGGTACTGCAATCGGTTCTCTTGATAATTCAATAGCCTCATCATATAAAGCTAGTTTCCTTGCTTCAATTTCAGGAGCTTCTCGTGATATGGTTGTTTGTTTCTCAGGAGCCGATGGTGCCGGAGCAGGTGAACCACCCCCAGAACCACCACCACCCATATAAGCAGGTAAACCAGTAACAGGGTTCTTTACTCCTTTACCACCAATACTTTTTAGTAAAGCTTCTTCAAACTTATTAATATGAGCTAATTCAGTATCGTCTTCTTGACCTTTATCTGCAATGTCTTTGTATAAAAGTTTGTATAACCATACTTTAAGTTGTATGGGTAAAAGTTTAAGTAGCCACTTCATAGAAATATCCTGTTGTTTTAAATAGTAGTTTATTATTTTTAATTATTTTATCCCAACCTTTTCTTCCTATTATTTCTAAATTGCTACATTTATTATTTCTTGCATAATTTATAAAAAATTTTTCAATAGGTTTTATGTTTCTGATAATTTTACTGCCTCCACAAAATAAAATACACAAAACTACTTTCGCTGGGTAATAAACTTTTTGCACTACATACACTGCACAAATTTCTTTTGCTTTTAAAACTAAAAACATTTTCATAGTGCCTTCTTTCAGTAATTTATATGTGGTATCTAGAGTGTGTCTACCATTTGTTTGTATGACTACTTTTTGTATCCAATTTTTTACTTTATCCCAAAACACATCAATACACTCTATACTAACTTGTTTTATTTCCATTATTTACAATATCATAAATTCTTTTTAATTGGTCTTGTTGTTTATAAAAAAACTGAGCACCTTTTCTTCTCATTTCTTTAAAATCTTCAGGACTTGCACCAGACATAATGCCTGCACCTAATATGGCATCAGCTCTTGAAACAAATTCTCCATCAGCTAGTTGAGCTAGCATAGTATCTTCGTCTTTGTCTCCATTACCTGATCCGTCTTCTACATAACCTGTTGCCCTTACATAATTATTTGAATCTTGTTCATCGTGATCCATCTTGCTTGGTAAATAGTTTACACCACCTTCAGAAAAATGTGCGAGTGAAATTAATCCACCCTCATTTGCATAGATTGGATTGATGGGTTCATACACACTTTGTGTTCTTGGTTGTTCAAATGAGTAATCAGCTCTACCTGCCATACCTTCAACTTGAGCATCGGCTCTTGCTCTTGCTGCAGCATAGTCTTCTTCTGAATATGGCATTTGTTGTGATAATGGTAGTTGCTCAGGTTGATTCATACCACTCACTAAATTAGCACCAGCAACACCTAAACCAATTTTTTCAGCTGTGCTTAGATTACCTATCATATCACCTGCTTGAGCTAATAACCCTGGGCTTGTTGCCGCAGCTGGAGCTGTCATCGCTGGTGCCGCAGCTTGTA